CTCTACGTGCATACGATGGGTCCCCTTGTCAGTAATGCCAAGGCGGTGACATCATGGTACATCCCACCCTAGTATCCAGTATGAATAATACAGTCACTAGCGTACCCGGGTGATAGCGTTCTATCACGAGTACCAATTTACTTTCCTCTGAATTGGACCACTCTACTTTTGCAAGAGGATTTATAACTATAATACCATAAAGAAATGATATTAAAAGCAATAAATCAACTTAACAAAAGGCCAAAACTGTCGAAGAAATGTTGGATCACTGAAAAAGAAATCAGGATCTACAAATCTAAGATAGTGTGACTTTTTGGAGTTGCTGATCATGCGAATAGTATAAATTTCACCTGTGATAGAATCGAAAAACTTTTCAAAAACGGGCATAATTTTGCCTTCCTTTATTTAAAGGAGTGTTTAAGATTAGTTATTAGATTCATCGCAGGGTCTCCTGAAGCGGTATGACCTGGTAAAGGCATTATCGTAGCTCGAGATAGCAGAGGGTTACCGTATATCCTTGATTCAGCCACTCGTCGAATTTTCGTTGAGTGGAAGAATCATAAGTTATTGGTAACCGCCTACTTGACACTGCTCTCTGTGTTCCGAGTATTTCCTACTAAAGTTAGTCCGAAGTTAGATACTATTGTATCTGACTTCTCCGGCCTTTCGAAGACTTTTGATTCTTCGTCAATCCGGCTAGCTCTAAAAGATTTATTCGGTAAGAGAATAGTGTTAAAACCACACGCTCCAGAATTGATCAACCTCGAATCTGCATCTCCGAATGGACGTAAGTCCGCTTGGGGAAGTAGTATCGATGCCCTTGCCTTTCTTTGATCTCCATGAAACTTTTATAGTTTTATGGTGTATCAATTTAAGTTTGGGTCGAATTGATTTACTCTTTGAGCTACTGTCCTAATGTTTCTTGCGGCACCCTTAGTCATATTCTTTATGATTATGGGAGTTATGCCAAAGATTCACTTAGGAAAGTTAGGTGTTGTTTATGATCAAGCAGGGAAGGCTCGTGTAGTTGGTATAACCAACTACTGAGTCCAACTTGCTCTCAAACCACTACATAATTCTATCTTTAGACTACTGAAGGGTATCGAAGAGGATGGTACTTTCGACCAGACGAAGAAGATTAATTATCTTCGGAATCTTGGAAAGAAGTTCCATTGCTTCGATCTCTCAGCAGCAACTGATAGATTGCCAATTGATATCCAGAGGGATATCCTCAACATACTGAATCCTAGCCTTGGTACGTGATGGTGTCGTCTTTTAGACTTCCCCTGAACGTATAAAGGTAAAGATTATAAGTATGCTGTAGGTCAACCGATGGGAGCCTATTCGTCATGAGGTATGCTTGCCTTAACGCATCATGTGATCGTTAAGTTAGCTGCTCAGCGGGTCGGAATCAAGGGGTTCGTAGATTATGCGGTACTGGGTGACGACATCATCATTTGTGATGATGCCGTTGCTAATGCCTATTTATCAATAATGGAAACACTAGGTGTTTCTATCAATCTTTCAAAATCAGTAGTATCAAATGATATACTTGAATTTGCAAAGCGATGAATGGGTCCCAACATTGATATAACTCCTATTGGACCGGGATTAATACTCCGGTACATTAGAAGTCCATATTATGTTGGAGCAGTACTAAATGAATGCGTTCGCCTTGGTGTCATTGACAATTTCCCAAAGTTGTTGACTATGGTTAACAGCTGTCCGGTTAAGGACAACTTGTTAGCCATCTGGTCTACTGTTGGATTAGGTAGTTACTGAGTGAAGATGTATGGGGATACAAGTAATGTAATCTCATACGCTTTATCTTCTTGTAACGATCCTAACCTTTTCCGATACTCTCTATGGGAAGCCTTATTACAGCTTCGCCTAGAAAAGTGACGAAACAGTAAGCTTAAACTTGAAAGGGAAGATGAGTACTTCTATAAATATTGAAGTATACTCTTCTCCTCTAACAAGTGACCAGTAATGATAATCGAGTCATTATTGAAGCTTGTGGGACCAGGTTTCTGAATCGCCGGCTTTGCTTTCGCAAAGGACCGGGAGTCTCTTGAGTCTTTCCCTAAATCTGGGTCTGGCTCATGAGATGATATCAGAGATCTGGCACTCTCTCTTGAAGAAATCAACATTTCAAGTGTTGATTGAACTCAGAAAGAAAAGGTCAAGTCAGGCAAAGCAGCGGTTCGTAAACTCAATTCTTATTTCGAAAGAGCTAAGAGTGAGTCCGAATCGTACTTTAACTGCTAGCGATTTACAAACGTGACATCTAGGTACCGTCCTCTGCTGCGATTGGAAATATATATAATACCAATAGTAGCAAGAGACTAGGGAAGAACCCTAGTTTGACGGAATCTGGCCCTCGCCTCCAGGCAATTCCCTGTTCATTTCTAAACAGATGAATATACTCCGAAGGAGAGGTGGGTCGGGCGGTCTAGGTTTTTAGATGAAATATACTATTGTATGATTTCACTCCAACTGCTAGTCCCGAAAGGGATTAGTAGCAATACCATCCAGCGGTCCAACACAACATCTCGAAGATGCAATGTGTCCCGGTGTCTGAAATGGCAGTCGGGTTCCTAGGGACCAGCAACCTAACCAGTTGTAGATGGTTTGGCTTGAAAGTCACTGATGACAGACAATTCTGTTCTGGGGTCCATAATCCTTTAACGAGGAGGGGGGATTCCCAATAAGCAG